GTTATTGAAATGTTTGCGCTGCCTAATGGCGCGCGCATCCTGCAAGGCTCACTTGCACATGATGCTTTGGGCAGCTCTACAACCTTATCGGTCGGCTTTGCTGCGCATAAAACAGCGGCGGGAACAGACGTTTCTGCCTCTGCGGCTGCGTATAAAGCTGCCGCCGCTTCAACATCAGCACAAATCGTGGACATATGCGCTACTTTAGCTTTGCTAAATGGTGAAGAAGTGGACGCCAATGAGGATGGGAAAGTCGTTACGGTAACAATGGGCGGTGCAGCTGGCACCGGCACAATCGCTGTTACGATGCTCTGGGTGCAAAACTAAACCAATCGGGGTGGCGTATTTCAAAAAAAAATTGGAATATGCCACCCCCCTTTCTTAGGGATCACTCATGAGCGAAGTCACAATCGCAAATGCAGCTCTGCATCAAATCGGCGCAACGCAAATCCTGTCTTTAACAGAGGACAGCAAAGCTGCGCGGATTATTAATGATCGATATTCTGTTGTGCGTGACGCAGTGTTTCGCGCGCATCCCTGGAATTGTTTGGTGCAGCGCGTAAGCCTGGCACCAGATACAGCCACACCGGCTTTTGAATTTAGTCATCAATTTACACTGCCAACAGATCCATTTTGTTTGCGGGTTCTGGGCCTAGATAATCCCGATATCATTTATAAAATTGAAGGTCGCAAGCTTCTCACCAGTGAGAGCGAGATTAAAATGATTTACACAGGGCGCATCACAGATACCAGCCTTTATGATGTGCTTTTAACCGAAACCATATCGGCCTCATTGGCGGCTGATATTGCTTACCCGCTCGTAGGCTCTACCAGCCTCGCAAATTCTTTATATGCCAAATATGATGCAAAGCTCAAAGAAGCCAGATTCATTGATGCAACGGAAGATAATTTAATTAACTCAGCTGATCCAAGCGCCAGCCAAACTTTGCGCGCAGAAACATTTATAAGCTCAAGGTTTTAAATGGTTAAGGTCAGCCCAGCATTCACAACCTTCAGCGCTGGTGAGTTCTCGCCAAAACTAGATGGGCGTGTCGATTTGCAAAAATACACGCAAGCGGCCAAAAAAATAGAAAACATGACCATTCATCCCCAGGGTGGGGCAGCTCGGCGTCCTGGCTCTATTTTTGTGCGAGAGGTAAAAAACAGCGCCCATAATGTGCGGCTCATTCCGTTTGAGTTCAACGTGGAACAAGCCTATGTGCTTGAATTTGGCGATCAATATTTTCGCGTTCATAAAGATGGTGGTACTGTTGTATCGGGTGGATCACCAGTAGAAGTTACAACGCCTTATTTGCATACGGAACTCGCGGATTTAAAATTTACGCAAAGCAATGATTTATTGTTTGTTGCGCATCCAAATCATGCGCCCAGGCAAATCACCAGAACATCACACACAGCTTGGACAGTGGCAGAGATCAATTTTATTCGCGGCCCAATGCTTGATGCAAACACAACGATAACCAAATTAACTGCTGGTGATCGAACAGGAAACACTGTCACACTTTCAGCAAGCCCCGTAAACAACCTGAGTACTGAATTTGCTGGTTTTGTTTCAACCGATGTTGGACGCCTGGTAAAACTGCATCACGGCTTTGCAAAAATTACAGCATTCACCAGTAGTACATCTGCAACTATTCAAGTCTTAGAAAATGAAGCAGGGATTGCAGAACTTACACCAGCCTATACAGCCGCAACAATTAGCTTTCATGAAGGAGATCCAAGCGCCACAGGCAATGAGCATAATGATAGGTTAGAGGATACCGCTGGCGGTTTTGTTGATGCGGGTTTTGAGGCTGGCATGCTGATTAGTGTTACAGGATCAACAAGCAATAATGTATCAAATGTTCTGATTGCGCAAGTCACGGCAACAACCATTTTGCTTGCCCCAGGCGCGGATCTGGTTGATGAAGCAGCGGCAAGCGGACATACAATTACCGGTGTTTTAATTGCAGATCAAAACTTTCAACTGGGCGCGTTTTCAAACACAACCGGCTTTCCTGCCACAGTCGCGCTGCATGAACAGAGATTAATTTTTGCAAATACCACCACACAGCCCAGAACAATATTTTTTAGTAAGTCAGGTGATTTTACAAATTTCACGCCAGGCACAGCGGATGCTTCAAGCCTGACATTTACTTTGGCGTCTGATAGCGCAAATGAAATTCGTTATTTGCAGCCAGGTCGCTTCTTGCAAGTTGGCACATCTGGCGGTGAGTTTACCGTAACATCTACAAATGAGGGGCCACTTACGCCCACAACAACACAAATACTAAAGCAAGGTACTTACGGATCTGCAAAAATCCAACCCATCACCATTGGTAATGCCACTCTGTTTGTGCAGCGCGCAAAGCGCAAAATAAGAGAATTTGTTTTTGATTTAAGCTCAGATAGTTATCAGGCACCAGACCTAACATTATTGGCCGAGCATATCACGGAAGGCGGCATTAAGGAGCTGGCCTATCAGCAAGAGCCAGACAATATTCTCTGGGCCTGTCTAAATGATGGAAAATTAGTTGGGCTTACCTATCGAAGAGAAGAGGGCGTGATTGCATGGCACAGCCATCTTCTTGGCGGCACATCATCAAACGGATCTTACGGATCGGTTGAATCGGTCGCTTGTATAGCTGGCGATCTGAATGAAGATGATCTGTATATGGTTGTTGAGCGCACGATAAATTCTGGCACAAAAAGATATGTTGAATATCTCAGTGCATATGACTTTGGCACAGCCTCCGCGGATGCGTTTTTCGTTGATAGCGGCCTGACATATTCTGGAAGCTCAGCCAATACAATATCTGGGCTTACGCATCTTGAAGGTCAAACCGTGGCGATTAATGCAAATGGCGCAGCCCACGCAAATAAAACCGTCAGCTCTGGCGCAATTAGCCTGGATGTATCTGTTACCAAAGCGCATGTCGGACTGCCATATACAAGTACCTTGCAAACAATGCGAATTGATGCGGGTGGTGCGCAAGGCACGGCGCAAGGTAAAATCAAACGCATACATGATATGACCGCGCGTTTCTTTCGCACCGTGGGTGCAAAAATAGGCACATCAGAAAGTGAGCTCGATCAAATCTTTTTTAGATCAGCGTCAGATCAAATGGGCCAGGCGCTCGATCTTTTTGATGGCGACAAAGACATAGAATTTCGGGGTGGTTACGAAACAGATGGACATATTGTGATACAACAGGATCAGCCATTGCCCATGACCGTGATTGGCTTGTTTCCACGCCTGATAACCTTTGATGAATGAATGTTGTTCCTTATCGAAAAGAGCACCTAGAAGATCTGATCGATGGTGATTTAAGCCAAGGCACAGACAAGCACATCTTTGCGCGCAGATACGCACAAAGCCTGGAATTGCCAGATTGGTCGTTCACTGTGCTCGATCATGGCCATCTGGTTGCATGTGTTGGAATAACAGAAATGTGGGCCGGTGTTGGCGAAGCCTGGTTCGTTGGATCGGCGCGCATTCATGAAAAAAGCAAAGCATTTATTCGCTTAACGCGCAGCGGAATATTTGAAGATACAATCAAACGGCATGGACTCTGGCGGGTACAAGCCGCCTGCCGCGCTAACTGGCCAGAGGCTTTGCGCTTTGCAAAATTTATGGGGTTTAAAGAAGAGGGTTTGATGAAAAAATACGGTCAGAACGGTGAAGATTTCATAAGGGTAGCTAAATTCAATGATTGAAAAAATCCTTTTAGCAGCGTCAACAGCAGCGCCAGCAATAGCTGCTGTTGGAACTGTTGTTTCTGTTGCCGGTCAAATTCAGGCCGGTCAGGACGCAAAGGCCGCGCATGATTATAATGCGCAAGTGGCAGATCGTAATGCATTGGTCGCTGAGCAACAAGCCGAACAATTACGATTGCGCGAAGAGGTGCAAATTGTACAATTCAGAAAGGATTTTAAAAAATTTTCAGACGCCCAGGCCCAAGCCTTTAGATATAATGGATGGGTTGCAAGCGATGGAACGCCTTTAAAAGTAGCCTTGGCATCAGCTGCCGAAGCTGAACAAGAGGTCAGCGCGCGCAGATATAATGCCGCATTAGGTGAGCAAGCTTTGGAAGAATCCGCGCTTGAGCAAAGAATGTCTGGAAACTTGCAGCGCATGTATGGGCGGCGCGCTCAAACTGCTGGCTTTGCAGGCGCTGGACAAAGCTTATTAAGTGCTGGCAGCTCATATTTACAAACCCAACAATTTGCGGGGAGATAATGAGGGTTCCAGAATATAGATCTCAAACCCGCCGCTCAGAAAGGGGCGGTGCGCAGATGCTATCTGCCCAGGCAAGTCCAAGCGGCTTGTCAGCTGATAGCCGCGCGCTTGCAGGGTTTGGTCAAGAATTAGCGCAGCAAGGGCAGCAACTCTATCGCAACTTATTAACTGTGCAACGAAAAAATGAAACGGACACTGCATCAAATCAATTTAAAGAATTTATACAAAACGAAAGATTAGAAACACTCACCGAAAAACCTGGAGATTTATTAAGCGGCTCATTTGAAAATCGAGCCATGAATGAAGCAAAGGCAATTGCAAATAAACTTACAGATAGCGTTGTTCGTAAAAACTTTGAAAAATTTGCAGATGCTTATGTCCTCCAAGCAAGAGGCCCAATATTAACAAATGCGCGCGCGCGTCAAATTGATGAGGCACTTGCCGCAAGCGATGAAAAAATGAACCTTGCTTTAAACGATGGTTTGTCAGGGATAGGGGGTGGCAAAGAAGATGCTTTGAATACCATTAAAAATGAGTTGGATCAATCGGTTAATCTAGGGTTACGCACTCAACGCGAGGCAGATGTAAAATTAAGATCAGTCAAGCGTATGATGGATGTTTTGGATGTTGAAGGGCGCATTAATAATATCGATTATAACGCTGATTTAAATGCAGCAAATCAGTTGGTTCAATCATTAGAAACGGAAAGTACATTTAAGGATTTAACAGCCAAAGACCGCATTGAACTTAGGCGGCGCGCAATCAACCTATCCCAGCAAATTCAAGGCAATAATGTTTCAACTGCCAGATCAGTTTTAAAAACCTTACAAACTGAAGCAGAAGGCAGTGTATCGAATGCATTAGATAATTTGCAAAATGGCTCAATGCTTTCAGATGATGAAATCAATGAAGTAAATGAGCTGACACTTAAATTTTTAAGCCAAGCAGAATTAAATCCAGGCTTTGTATCGCAAGCAGATCAAACAGAAATCAATGATAGCATTGAATTGATGAATGAAATCATTGCGGAAAGTGGAGAAATTCAAAATCTAAACCCAAGAGAATTACAAACATATATTGCAAAAAAAAGAACCGAGGGCCAAGACACACAATTAAAACGCGATGTTTTATCGTTTCTTGAAAAACGTCAAAAAGTGCAAGCCGATGCAATTGAAAAGAGACCGCTTGAATGGGCAGATCGCACCGGTGCGCAACCTCTAACCCCAATAGATTTTTCTTTAACTGGAACAAATCCAGAGGTTTTAAACAAACAGCTTAAACAAAGATTGCCAGCCGCGCTTAATGTACAACAGCTCTATGGCAAACAAAAATTAAAATTCATCACCCAAGCAGAACAAAATGAGCTTGTTATTGGCTTGGATAAAATGCCTGGCATGGATCAATTGGCTTTGATTGGCAACATAAACGAGGCATTTGGCAAAAGAGCTACAGCCTTTTATGAACAGATAAGCGATGATGCTGATATGTTTGCCTATCTTGGTGGGTTATCGCAAACAATTGGGGTGAACGCACCTTTAATGAATAGAATTGTTAATGGGATGCAATATGAACCCCAGCTTACAATTTCAAATATAGAAACACAAACCGAAGAAAATTTTGCAAATATTATGTTTCAAGCTTTTGCGGGATTGCCAAACACGCAACGACAAACACTTCAACCCACAATAACCAGAGCGGTGCGCGCTTTAGCAACCCTTAACAATGCAACAAATCCAGAGTTTTTTGAAAAAGACAATATTTTAGAAAATTTGTTTTTTGAGGCAATGGGTGGAATTGGTCAAACGCTTCAGGACGGTACGGGCGGTGTAGGAACATATGATGAAAGATATGTTTTACGGCCCCCAGGCGTAGATAATGATATGTTAAAAACTGTAATTGAAGCATTGCCAAATGTTTTTGACAGCGATCAACAACTTTTAAGTTCTGTTTTGGCAGATGATCATCATATTGCCGTGGTCGGTCAAACGCCCGATCAAGAATATATTTACAATCTTTATGTTTTTGATGATTTTTTTTCACCAGAAACAAGCAGGGTTGTAACCAATAAAGACGGGCCAATAAGCTTTTCTTACACTGACGTTTCATTGAAAATTGATGCTATTGACGAAGAAGAACAAAAAGTTAAACAAGCTGAACGCGACCAAAAATCATTGGACGCTGGCCTTACCATTCCCGATATGACTCCTGAAAGACAGCGCGCGCTTGATCAACTCAAACAAGAACAAACAGAAGATCTGCAAGAAGCGCTTGAAAGACGAAGAAATAGAAACAAACCGCCAAATAATGCTTTGGAGGATGAGCAATGAGTTTGCTAAATTTTCCAGAAAAACCTGATGTAAGCGCAATGTCATTTGTGCCTCAAATGGACAAACCAAGCTCAACAATCGCAGAAAATATTGCGGCAGGGTTTAAACAAGGACGCGCATTGGCCCCGCTTAACTCAAGGCTTTATGAGCGCAATTGGTGGACTGACACAATAAATCAAATTGCAGATCAAACAGGTCAAAATTATTTTCAAAAGTTTACAAATCCTGCCTACACGTTTCAGACCGGAACTGCTGAGTATTTTTATCACGCAAACAACATTCGTAATTTTGTCAAGAAAAATCAAAACACCTTGAAGCTTGGAGATCCAGCCGAACAAACAAATCTTAATATGCTGCTACTTGATAAAGATGAATTTGCGCGGCAAATCTCAAAACAGGCAAAAGAAAATGCTCTGGCTGATGTAGAAGAAGCAAATCAAATCTATGAACAATCGAATACCAACGCAGCAAAAGCAGGGTTTTTTGTTGGAGAATTAGGAGCTGGGTTTACAGATCCGCTTAATCTTGGTCTGGCGGTCACAACGGGGCCGCTTGGTGTGGGCCGCACCCTAGCCAGCGTTATGCTGCGGGAAGCTTTAATCAATATGAGTGCAGAGGCCATTCAAGCACCAGCTGTCGCGGATTGGTATAAAACACTAGGTCTTGATTACGGTTTTGAAGAGTTCCGTAATTCACTTATAGCAGCTGGCACATTTGGCGCTGCCTTTCCTTTGGCAATTCGTGCCGGTGAAAAAGCTGTTTTATTAACTGTGGATCAATTGCGCAAAGGTGCGGATGTTATATTTGATGGCGGCACTGCTAAAAGTGATGTTGCTCAAGGTGCAGAATTTACGCTTGATGTTTTAGACGCGGATGCTGTTGAAAACCCGCTCGATGGCCCAAAGGCAGATATTGAGCATGTAAAAAGATTAGAAGCGGCGCAATCTGCTATTATTGATGCAACAGCGCCCAATATAACAGAGCAACCTGGAAGCGCAATTCGAGCTCCTGATACGGTTTATGATGGAGATAATCTTGATAATCAGGTGTTTCGTTTTGATCCTGATGAAATCTTAGTTGATGCCAAACTGTTTCAATTCAAAGAAGGCGGTGATCAATTTGGCGTCACAAATCGTTTGCAAGGGGTTACGAAATGGGATCCTGGCAAAGCCGGTCAAATTGTTGTCTATGAATTTTCAGATGGGCGTCAATTCATAGCAGATGGGCATCAGCGTTTAGGCTTGGCAAAGCGCATCAAATTAGAAGATCCAAGCCAAGATGTGCGTCTTTATGGCCGCAAAATTAAAGAAGTTGACGGAATAACCCCAGATGAGGCCGTGGTTATTGCTGCAATGAAAAACATTGCGGAAGGCACCGGAACAAAAACAGATGCGGCAAAAGTTTTTCGCATTGCGCCCGATAAAGTAAATGATCCAAGTTTTCCAAAAACCGGCGCATTTATTCAACATGCGCGTAGTCTTTCCAATCTAAGTAATGAAAGTTTCGGTCTTATAAAAAACGGCATTGTTTCCGAAGAGTTTGGGGCATTGGTCGGGCGCTTGGTGCCAGATGATCCAGATATGCAACTTGCGGCGTTAAATGTTTTAGCGCGGGTTGATCCAAGCAATGTCTTTCAAGCCGATACAATTGTGCGTCAGGTTATGGAATCTGGCGTAACAAAAGAAACTCAAGAAAGTCTTTTTGGAGATGAAGCAATTGTAGAAAGTTTGTTTTTAGAGCGCGCGCGTGTTCTTGATCAAGCTGTAAAAAAGTTGAAAAAAGACAAATCAGCATTTAATAATATTACAAGCAATGCGGCAAAGCTTGAAGGTGAGGGAAACAAGCTTGCAACGGATGCAAATAGAAAAAGGGTTCAAACAGATGGCGAAGCAATCGCAATCATCCAAAGCCAAGCAAACAAAAAAGGGTTCCTCTCAGACGCGCTCTCAGATGCCGCAAGATTTGCAAGACAAAGTGGTAATTACGGACAGGCTTCAAACAGCTTTGTTGAAGCTGTCAGAAGATCAATTGACCAAGGCGATTTTAGAAGGGCAGAAACTGGCGATGTTAGACGCTTTGTCAATGATCAAACGCAAGAATTTGCAGCACGAAATCAGCCAGCGCAAGATCAGTTAGATAAATTTGATAATCCACATTCTGATGCTGTTATCGCTCAAGGCGATGCAATGGTTGAGGATATTAAAGCTGATGCGCAGCAATCACGCGATTTATTTGACCAGGGCCAAGCTAGCCAAGCTGGTAATCGCCAAATGGATCTTGAAGAACTTATAGACGAGGCAAAAGATGACCTTTCTAACACTTTAGATATAGATACATTTAGATCGGAAATAAACCAGGACGATCTATTTCCTGTTGGTTTTGTTGAAGGCGAAGATGGTCAGCCTACCGCTCGATTAGCAACTGCAAAACAATTATTAGATGAAATTGATCAAGATGATGCAATGATTGATCGTTTATCAAGGTGTCCGATATGAGTTTTCGCTCTTGTGTAGATGACGCCCAGCGCGCCAATGAAATCACAGAAGATCAAGCAAATGAAGTGCGCGATTTATTTGATGAGCTTGAAGCAGAATATCAAGGCCGTATGTCCGGAGCCCAGGCCCAAGCACAAGCTGGTTTAGATGCTTTCAACGCAATAAGACAAAAAGCAGCTGTAAGAAAACGTCAAAAAGCAATGCAATTGCGAACCTGGCAACAAATTAGCAAAAATCTAAAAGATTATCGAGATCTTGGAGGCAATGAAAACGAGGCAAGAGCAGCATTAGCTTTGTTCGAGCAAGACGGGTTAAGCAGATTTAGCTCAGTGTTGCAGCGAGAGGAAGCAATAAAAGGCGAGGCATTTGGTGAAATGTCTGCTTTGCTTGCAAGTTTTCGTCGCAACCTTGTTGGAGAGGTGCGTCAAAAGGCAAAGCTTGATGATGTTGTGCGAGAAATTTTCGGACAAGCAACAGGGAATAAATCTGCGCGTGAATTAGCAAGTGCTTGGAATACAACGTCTGAAAATTTACGCAAACGATTTAATGCTGCCGGTGGAGCTATTGCAAAGCGTTCAGATTGGGGAATGCCCCAAAATCACGATATGATTTTAGTCAGAAAGGCTGGTTATACTGAGTGGCGTGATTTTATAATCCCTCGGCTCAATCGTCAAAAAATGATTGATGAGCAAACCGGCATACCGTTTTCAGATGAAAAATTTGAATTGGTCATGCGAGATGTTTACGAAACAATTTCAAATGATGGTATAAATAAACTGCAACCAGGTGGGGTGGGTCAAAGCAAGTCTTTTGCAAATAGAAGGCAAGATCACAGATTTCTAACTTTTAGAGATGCCGATAGCTGGCTTGAGTATCAGAAAAAATTTGGCAATGCGAATAGCTTTGACACAATGATATCTCATGTCAGCAATATGTCGCGCGATATTGCTATGATGGAAATTCTTGGCCCAAACCCAACAGCCACACTAAATTTTTTAAAACAAACACTGGTTAAAAACGCACAAGGAAATGAAAAAGCGCAACGCGCAGCTGATCGAGCATCTAAGCGCATTGATGATTTTTATATGTCGGTAACCGGCAAAAATAATTCACCTGTTGATGGCATGTTTGCTGCCACATTTGCTGGTACAAGGCAGCTTTTGCAAGCGGCGCAACTTGGCGCTGCATCAATATCGGCAATCACAGATTTAAACTTTGGGAGAATAGCAAGGGGTTTCGTAGGCTTGCCGCAAGTCAACACAGTAAGCTCATATTTAAAATATCTTTCGCCTCTTAATGCAAAAGAAAAGGGTGAATTAGCAATTAGAATGGGTCTGATTGCCGAAGGTTGGACAAGTCTTGCAGCCGGTCAAATGCGATACGTTGGGGATGTATCAGGGCCAGAAATAACAAGAAGAATAAGCGATTTTGTTATGAGGGCTTCTTTTTTATCTCCAATGACAAGCGCAGGGCGTTGGTCTTTTGGTATGGAATTTTTAGGCTTTATGGCGTCTGAATCAAAAAAAAGCTTCGATCAACTTGATCCGGTATTTCGCAAAACACTTGATAGGTACGGGTTTGGATCAGATTCATGGGATAATATACGATCTACAGAACTTTATGATTATCAAGGCGCTAAGTTTTTACGTCCTGCAGATATCAAATCACGCACTGATTTACAGCCAGCTTTAGCCAATGAGCTGACTACAAGAGTGCTTGAAATGATTAACACAGAAACAAATTTTGCCGTTCCGTCTACGTCAATGCGGGGTCGTGTTGCATTAACTGGAGAAACGCGGCCAGGCTCAGCATCGGGTGAGTTTTTAAGAAGCTTTGCCATGTATAAAAACTTTGGAGTTACGCTTGTAAATACACATTTATTTCGTGGCGCAAGTCAACCAGGTGTAAAAGGCAAAGGGGTTTATTTCGCGGATCTTATTATATCTGCAACGGTTATGGGGGCTCTTGCGTTGCAGCTCAAAGAAATGAGCAAGGGCAGAGATCCACGACCAATGAATACAGAAGAATTTTGGGGCGCAGCGTTTTTGCAAGGCGGTGGTTTTGGAATATTTGGTGACTTTCTATTTTCAAATGTAAACCGTTTTGGTGGCGGTTTGGCAGAAACAGCCGCAGGGCCTGTGATTGGTTTACTTGAGGACTTACGGAGTCTGACTGTTGGAAATCTTTTAGAAGTTGCAAGCGGCGAGGATACAAAAGCAGGGGCAGAGCTAATAAGGTTTGCAAAAGATTACACACCTGGCTCATCAATTTGGTATGCGCGTTTAGCTTTAGAAAGATTGCTTTGGGATCAAATGCAATTATGGGCTGATCCAAAAGCCAGACAAAAAATAAAAAGATTAGAGCGCAAGTATAAGCGTGATTATGGGCAATCTTACTGGTGGGGGCCAGGAGATTTGCAACCTTCCAGAAAACCTGACTTAGAAAGCGCTTTGGGAAATTAAAGGTGTAAAATGACAATATCAAACACAACGACCCGCAACCAATATACCGGAAACAACAGCACAACGGTGTTTGCTTACTCGTTCAAAATTTTTGCAGACGTCGATTTGAAGGTCATACTCACAGATACATCTGGCGTTGAGACAGTCAAAACTTTGACAACACATTACACGGTGAGCGGAGCTGGTACAGATAGCGGCGGCAACGTCACATTCACAACTGGTAACACACCTGGCACTGGTGTGATTGTCACCATTTTGAGAAACACTGCCATCACGCAATCAATCGACTACGTTGAGAATGATACATTCCCATCGGCCTCGCATGAAACCGCGCTAGACCGGCTCACAGCAATTGATCAACACCAACAGGACAGAATCGATCGATCTATCAAAGCACCCGATAGCGAAGCGTCTGGCTTTGATATGACCCTGCCCGCAAAGGCAAACAGGCTGGGAAAAGTGATGGGTTTTAATAGCTCAACAGGAAACCCAGAAATGACTGTGCAAGTTACTGGCGCGAGTGTGTCAGTCTCTGATTTATCAGCTGGTGAATCACCCACGGCATCTGTGAGTGTAAGCGGCGGCACAGCTGCATTTGCCTTTGGTATACCGGCTGGGGCTACGGGTGCGCAAGGTAGCCAGGGAGCCACCGGCAGTCAGGGGGCTACGGGTGCGCAAGGGCCAGCTGGTCAGGATGGTGACAATACAATTACTGTAAAGAATGGGGGCTCGGCGCTTTCAACAGCTGCTAGCACTTTAAATTTTGTCGGATCAGGTGTCACAGCCACTGGCACGGGTGCTGAAAAAACAATCACAATAACGGGCGGCAGTGGTGGCAGTTCAATGACAATTGCTGATGAAGGCAGCGATTTAAGCACGGCAGCCACAAAGCTAAATTTCGTGGGCAATGGCGTCACAGCCACTGGCACGGGTGCAACAAAAACTGTGACGATTACTGATACAGATACAGTCTACACACATCCAACTTTTGATGGCGATGATATTGATATTGATACGGGTGTTTTAAGTGGTGCTGTCGTAATTAGTGATCTTGATTTAAATATTACCACTGACACAAACGGTCATGTCACAGATGCAAATGGCGCAGTATCTACTCGAACACTGACACTTGCTAATCTTGGTTACACTGGCGCAACAAATGCAACCGCAGATCAAAACGTATTTAGCAATGTGGCTGTATCTGGTCAAAATACAATTGTTGCTGAAAGCACAACAGATACTCTTACATTAGCAGCTGGCTCAAATGTTACTCTTACAACAGATTCAAGTAGTGATACGGTTACAATCGCAGCAACGGACACCAACACGACATATAGCGTGGGTGATGGCGGCTTAACTCAAAACAACTTTACCAATACTCTGAAATCAAAACTTGATGGCATAGAAGCATCAGCCACGGCTGACCAAACTGATGCGGAGATAAGGGCAGCCGTAGAGGCTGCTAGTGATTCAAATGTGTTTACTGACGCAGATCATAGCAAACTCAACGGGATTGCCACAAGCGCAACCGCCAATCCAAATGCGCTTGATAATCTCTCTGAAGATAGCTCACCACAGCTTGGCGGCAATCTAGATATAAACGGACATGATATTGTTTCTACATCAAATGGAGCTATTGATCTTGATCCAAACGGCAGCGGGAAAGTTGTTTTTAAGGGCAACTCGACACGGGGTGCTGGTCAGTTTGTTCTAAATTGTGAGCAAAATACGCACGGGGTTACTGTCAAAGGCCCGCCGCATTCGGCTGGTGCTTCGTACACTCTAACCCTACCTTCAGCCGATGGCTCGTCAGGACAATTTTTAAAAACGGATGGCTCTGGAAATTTATCTTTCGCTGCTGCCGCTGGCGGTGGTGATCCTGATCTCTATCGTGATAATGCTTCAAGTGCTACAACACCTACGGCAAGTGGAACAAATGCAGTCGCTATCGGTTCTGGTGCAATAGCACAAGGCAGTAATGACGTTGTAATTGGTACAAATAGCGATACTGGTTCTTCAGGTGATAATGTTGCTATTGGTAATAATGCTAGGGGACAAAATCTTCGTAGCCTTGCTATTGGCTATAACTCAAGAGCCTCAAACCGAGATACAATAGCAATTGGCACAGATACTCATTGTTATAACAATGAAGCTGTGGCTTTAGGGCATGACGCTAAGGGCGGGGGAACGGCTTCTGTAGCTTTAGGGAAAAGTTTAACCGCAGGAACCGACAGCCTCGCAGCCGCCATAACCAACAACACCTCAAGCTACGGTGCTTCTGGTAATAGAAGTATTACGATGGGGTATCTGGCGAAGGCTAGTAATACTGGCGGGAATGCTATTGGCTGGGCAGCTACCTCAACGCATGAATATGCAAGTGCGTTTGGTGTAAATGCGTTCACTACAACAAGCCATCAAGTTGCACTTGCTGGCCCTAATCATACGGTATTAATATCAGGTGCTTATAAATTACCAACATACGACGGAAGTGCTAATCAGGTTTTGACTACAAACGGCAGTGGGCAGTTAAGTTTTGCTACTGCTAGTGGCGGTGGTTCGCCTGACTTGTTTGCTGAAAACTACGATGGCACATCTACTCTGCCTTCTGCCACGGGAACAAATGCAGTGGTGATCGGGAAGGGCAGTTCAGCGGCTGGAACTGAGGCCATTGCGATGGTTGATGGAACAGCAGACAGTCAAGACAGTTTTGCTGTGGGCGGTATCGTCCAATCTGCTATTGGCGGCTATGCGATAGGTAAATCTTCACAAGTTTATTCTCAGTATGGTTTGGCGCTTGGAAGATCATCGTTAGTTTCAGCAGCAACAGATGGAACGGCTGTTGGTACATCTTCTGTGGCAGGGGCCAACTCAGCTGTAGCTTTTACAAAATCAAGAGCATCAGGCGCAGACAGCCTCGCAGCCGCCATTACAACCAATAGCAGCAGCTACGGTGCCACTAGTGTTAATAGCATTGCGATGGGAAAAAATGCTAAAGCTAGAGATACTCGTGGGGTAGCAATAGGTTATAACACAGACGTATTTGGTTATGGCGGTGTTGCAATTGGCAATGACTGTTATGTCAATATGGGCTACGGCGTTGCTATGGGCAACTACGCAAGAACTCATAGTCGTTACGGGGCGTTTATGTACGCAAATGGCTATTTGGTAAATGCGGGTGATGCACAAACTGGCATAATGGTTTTAAGGAAAGCAACTACAGATGCTACTCCTTCTGCTTTAACATCAACAGGTGGAGCAGCATCATCAACTAACCAATTAGTATTAACAAATGAGTCAGCAATAACTTTTACAGGTACTGTAGTTGTGCGTGAAGATGCAACTGATGGTGATGACTACGCAGGTTGGGAAATTAAAGGTGTAATCATGCGGCAAGGTCAAGCATCTGATACTACTCTTGGTGTTGGTATAGTAAATAATTTGTATCATACAGCAGGTTTAGCAAACGCAAGTGTAGCATTATCAGCAGACACAACTAACGGTGCTTTGAAGGTAGAAGTTACAGGTATTGCTGCTACTAATTTACATTGGGTAGCTACATTGAATTTTAGCGAGGTGCAAAACTCCTGATGGGTAAGGTTGAGATAGATCACACAGGCTCAGGCAGCGGCATTACACTTAGCTCCGTCAGCAACTACTGTCTTAGACAACACACCATCTTGGGGCATGGCTCTAAGTGCTGACACAACCAACGGTGGTATGGCAATTACAGTCACAGGTGCAGCATCAACTAACATTAGGTGGGTGGCTACAATCCATACATCTGAAATAACTTACGCTTAAAGGAGATACCAAATGGCTATTCAACACAATATCGCAGAGGGGGCAAGCCAATATGGCATCGCCTTTGCTAATGCATACTACCGTATCGTGACTGCAAGTGTTTCACGCCAACGTGGAACTGACCCAAAGTTCATGGTGATGATCGATCTAAGCGCTTATGCCACAAGCAGCCCCACAGATGACACCCGTGAGGTAGACTTCAAGCGCTACAACGCAAACCTGACTGACATTGAGGCAGCATCTGGTTCAACGTTTCTTGAAAAATGTTATACGTGGGTCATGGCTCAGTCTGACATGAACGGATCAACGGCGGTGTAATTATGGATAAACGAACAGTTCACAGCGCTCACCAACGTGTTGATGAGCTCACCGAGCGCGTAATAAAACTGGAAGTAATGACCTCAGAAATACTAGCCCGAATGCGGCGGTTGGAAAGTATCCTGATTGGCAGCGCGGGAGCGATCATTTTATTGCTGCTGGCTGAAATGTTTATCAAGTAAAACTTCCCTTACATTAAAGGACATTGCGATGCTGGCTGAACTGGCAGCGGCCAACGCCGCTTATGCAACTATCAGCAAGTTCATAGCGAACGGTAAAGAAATCTCTGATGTTTTATCGCCATTAAAAAACCTGGTCGGTGCAGAAGAAGAGCTACGCGCGCGAGGCAATCGTAAAAAGGGTGGCCTGTTCTCGAAGGTCATGGGCAAATCAGCTGATGATTTTGATGAGTTCTTGGCGCTCGAAGAAATATCAGAAAAACGGAAGGCTCTCGAATCGCTTTGCCGCGTCTACGCAAAACCTGGCACTTGGGATAAGTTCATTGCGTTTGAGAGCAAGATGCGAGTCGAGCGCAAAAAGGAAGCCGAAGCTAGGCAGCGTCAAATAGCAATGACAATCAAATATATCGGCTGGGGTGTGGTGACTCTGCTGTCTGTTGGAGGTGTTGCTTTGCTGTATTTTTTCACAGAATTTTTGAGGAAGTTATGACCGAAAAGTTTAATCCATATGATTATGACGGTGATGGTAAACTAACTGACACTGAGATTGATAAGGCGCGCGAGATCCGCGAATTTGAGGATCAAAGCCGTAAGCACACCGCACAGTTAAGAATTGCTCGATACACTTTGATCGGCATGGGAGCGTTTACCGTTGGTATGTTTTCAATGCCTGTAGATCGGATAGAGGCTCTCAGCGATATAAGCAATCTTTTCTATATAAGTGGCGCTGGAATTGTTGGTGCGTATATGGGCGCGGCAGCCTGGATGAGTAAGAAATGAGTTTCTTAAAAGATCTAATTTCACCGGCGACAGAGCTTGCCAGTAAATTCATAAAGGACAAAGATCAGGCTGCGCGCCTCGCACATGAGCTATCCACAATGGCCGATAAGCACGCCCAGGAGGCTCTCCTAGCGCAGTTAGAGATTAACAAAGCGGAAGCGGCTGGTAATTGGTTCCAGGCGTCATGGCGTCCACTGTGTGGCTATGTGTGCGTCTTGGGCCTAGCCGTGAACTTTTTAATCTCACCAATAGCGGCAGGGTTTGGGTTTGTCGTTCCACAAGCTGATATGTCCACGATGTTACCCGTCCTAACGGGAATGCTTGGGCTGGCGGGAATGCGCAGCTGGGAGAAAAACAAAAGGATCGCAAAATGAAAAACAACTTTGATCGATGTTTAGAGATGCTGCTGGCGCATGAAGGTGGCTTTGTAGATCACCCAAAAGATCCAGGTGGGATGACTAATCTTGGAGTGACCCGCGCCACACTCGAGCAATATAGAGGGCGTCATGTGACTGAAGAGGAGATGCGATCTCTCACACCTCTGGATGTAGCCAGCCTCTACAAAACAGAATATTGGGATAAAGTTCAAGGCGATGATTTGCCAGGTGGTGTGGATTGGGCAGCGTTTGATTGGGCTGTAAATTCTGGATCAAAGCGCCCAGCAAAAGCTATTCAACGAATTGTTGGTGCAAAGCAAGATGGTGCGATTGGGCCAAAAACTTTGGAGTCTGTATCTAATATTGAACCAAGAGCCATCGTTGAGGGGATGTATGAGCTGCGACAAAAATTTTATGAGCGCCTTAAAACATTTGATACGTTTGGTCGTGGATGGTCGCGGCGAAACAAAAAAACACTTCAACAAGCAGTGGAGCTAATTGATGCCTGAGAAACTAGAAAAAAGCCTGATGGCGCGCGCGCGCAAGAAGGGGCTCAAGGGCAAGGCAAAAGATCGATATGTGTACGGCACATTGACCCGCATTGCTGGGCCAAAGGGCGCGCAAAAAGAAGCGACAAGCGGAAAGATTCAACGTGGCTAAAACGCCAGCTTGGCAGCGCAAAGAGGGGCAAAACCCTCGTGGCGGTTTGAATGCTCGAGGCAGGGCATCATACAAAAAAGAAACCGGCGGCACTCTCAGGCGACCAGTGAAAAGCGGTGACAATCCCAGGCGCGGATCTTTTCTTGCGCGCATGGGAGCAAGCAAAGGGCCAGATCGAGACAGCAAAGGTCGGCCTACGCGAAAGCTACTTTCACTGCGCGCTTGGGGGGCCAGCTCATCATCTGATGCACGAAAGAAAGGCGCATCAATTCTTAAACGTAATAGGGCAAAAAAGGAGCGATCATAATGCCAGGATATGGACTGAGTAAAAGCAAAAAATTGTCTATCATGAAACAAGCCTCAATGAAGAAGCCAAAGAAAAAATAATGGCCAAATCAACGGTCAATAAGTCGGGTAATTATACCAAGCCTGGCATGCGAAAGCGGCTGTTTAAATCGATCATGGCGCGCGCCACACATGGCACAGCGGCTGGTAAATGGTCGGCGAGAAAAGCGCAATTGCTGGCGAAAACCTACAAAGCGAGGGGCGGAGGATACAAGTAAATGCACAATCCGCAGCACAGTTTAAAGATGTGGGGCAAACAAAACTGGCGCACAAAGTCGGGCAAAAAAAGCTCCGTTACTGGCGAAAGATATTTGCCCGAGGCTGCAATAAAATCTCTGTCGAGCGCAGAATACGCAGCCACAACGGCGGCAAAGAGGCGCGATAAAAAACGCGGGAAGCAGTTCTCAGCGCAGCCAAAAAGCATCATGGCAAAAACGCGGAAGTATCGCTCTTAGATTAAAATTGATGAAATTGCACCAATCCTGTTTGTTTCGGAAAAATGATTTGTGGAGCTTGTGGTGGGTGCCAAGCCGGTGCCAAACGGGTGCCGTGCATTATGTAGCATTATGTAACAGAACGTAACATCGATGTCACGTTTTGCTTTATTTTGTTACATAATGCTTCATTTTGACACATAAAATAACGGGTTCGAGCCCCGTCAACCGCGCCATCTAAAACTTTTTAAAATCAATAAGTTAACCCCATCTGGGGGCCTCTGGGTGCCAAGCTGGGTGCCAAAAAAAGGTGTGGGGTCGCGGGGATTTGACCAAACATCCCCTTGTACTCTGCGTGATACAACTCTATATTTGACTTGTAGCGTCAAATTATTATTAAATGGAGGAATATCACAATGACACCGATCTCACCAAAGTTACTAAAATCTAAACAGGTTGCTGGAAAAGCGCCTTGGTGCGTTGATTCGAGATCTGTTTTAAAAAACGGTAAGCGGCAATTTTTTTGGACAAAAGCCGATGCGCTGCGAGAGATTGATAAATTAAATGCAGAGCATACACCCAACGCTTTGACCTCTGACGCGTGGAAATGGACATTTGCCGAGCTGCAAAATAAATACATCACACGACTAAGCGATGAGTGTGCGCGCGGAGAAAAATCGCAAAGCTGTTTCTTGGATCGTAAGCGCCACACCAAGCAGTTTATAAATTTAATTATTGATGGAAAGCCTGTCGCTGACATGCTTGTAAAAGATCTGACCATGGGCCAGGTAGCGATTGACATTGTAGATCAACTGCGTGTTGGTCGCAGCAAAAAAACTATTGAAAATATTTTTGGATCGGTCGGACAAATGATGCTGTTTGCAATCATGCTTGGCTGTCGTAAAACAAACCCGCTTGAGGGTGTTGAGCGCAAAGGTAACATTACAAAAGCAGAGCAAGCCAAAGCGAAAAAAATTGCGCCAGAAATCATTGATCAAATCATGGATCATCTGTCACCTGAGTGGAAGCTTTACGCTCGGTTTGCGATCACAACTGGTTTGCGGCAAGGCGAACAGCGCGCGCTGACTTGGGGCTGTCTTGATCTTGAGGACAGCAAAGTAAATGTAACGCGCGCAGTAAAGCACACCACGACCAAGATTGATTCGACGAAAACAAAGTCAGGTCAAAGAACTGTGCCTTTAACCCGCGATATGGTGCGCTCTCTGAAAGAGCTTTACATCAACCGAGGTAGACCAGACGCAAAGGCTTTAGTCTTTTGTTCCGCACTCGGTACGCTGCGGATGTCCTCAAAGTTTTTAAAGGCATTGCACCGCGCCTGTGATGCGGCCGGTGTCGAGCGCATCCGCTGGCATGATCTTCGTCATTACTATGCATCCAAGCTTTTGATGGTATTTCCGAACGATTTGTATCGGGTCAAAAGTTACATGGGCCATGCGACGATTGCAATTACACAATCAATCTATGGCCATTGGCTTGACACTAGCGGTGT